GAGGAAACTCGCGAGAGTTTTATCCAAACTACTAGGCTAGCGGCCTATATTTCAATTTCAAGTATTTGATAACATCAAAATCTTGAATACCTTTGTCCCTTTTCTCCTGATTGAACGAAGGTATGAAACCTTTTATAGTCTTAGCTTCTCTGAAGGTGTCGACAATACCTCTTTTCAGGAAACCTGGCATTAACAAACCTAGTTTGTATTTATCGCCTTTTATAAAGTATTCTATTAACTCGTGAAAAGCTGGGTGCTCGTTACAGTTTTCTAGAATCATAATCCACCTAAGTGTTTCCATATCCGGTCCCCACTTACGAGGTTCGTGTATGCGCTCAGGATAAATCGCGGTATTTAAAGCTAGAACACCGGGATAACTACCTGCCATAACATCTCTCCCTTCTAATTTAAATGAGACATCTCGATCGAAGAATCGTTGTAGGTAGTTGAAGTTTTCAGTAGAATCACCCTGTTTATCTACGTTAGCAAACATATTAAACTGGGCTGCAACACTACTGAATACAGTTGCTGCTTCGGGTATGTTTAGGGACAATCCAAGGAAACCGTCGTCGCCTAAAACTTGACAAATGCAATCATGTGAAAGTTCTAGGTCGAGAATTTTAGTGGTTTGGAGAATAATGCCGAAAGAGAGAATGCTTTCAGCTAAGTTCGTCCACCCTGAACCACTAGGCATTCCATGTACACCTGTAATTATCTTTCTTGGCTCAACCAGGACGTCAACTGTGTTGATATGCTCAAGACTTTGTCTCAGAAGGCTTCTAGAACTATCTTGGAATACTGGAGTTAACACATCAATAACGAATTCTGTGCAAAGTTCGTTGAAATGTTTATCCATTTTGGTATAGTCTAAAGCAAGGTATTGAACCTTCTCTCGTACCCGTTGAATGTCTAAAGCTTCAACAACAGGGGTGAATCCGTTCCACGCAGCGAAACTGTGGATGCCATTCCTCTTTATTGTATCTAAAATAACATTAACGAATGATAACTCAACGAGATTACACGACATGGGAAACATGAAAATGAATCTATCGGAACCTCGTTGTGATCGAGAACCTAATATAGCGGGATACGTCTCCCAACGTCCGCTTTCCGCATCACGGATAGCACGTTGCTGAATGCTTGGATCCTTTCTCTTACCATAACTGGGGCAACCTGAGTTAGTAGTAAGAGAATCCTTCTCAGCAGAAGTATTGATTACGGTCTGGTATGACTGGGGTCTAAGCCCATTAGTACCTTTGAAAAGGCGAGCCCTTACGTCGTCTACCAACTCAGCGTAATACGGAGGTTTTTGAAGTTTAAATTGGCCTTCGGTCCAGTAGTCCTCTAGTGATTCCCTCCTCTCGGAAAGGGGTGGATAACTACCTTGAGGTCCTACTTTACTGAGTCTACTATCCTCATAGTCGTATAAACGTTGAGTTACAGTAGGTACTCCGGAAAGTATTTTCAACCAATCAGCCATTATA